ACGCCGAAGCTACCAACCTCTACACAATAGTCCAAAAATATCAAACAACATTAGGAAGACAAGTATAATGTCTAACAACTCGGAGTATAAGGAATGGTAACGGGAACACCAAGAATGGTAACGGATGGGTTGGTATTGTATATTGATGCCGCTAATACAAAGTCATATCCTGGAAGTGGTACAACATGGACAGATTTAAGTTCTACTGCAACATCTGGTAGTTTGACAAATGGACCAACATTTAATACTACAAATAACGGTAGTATTTTTTTTGACGGAACAAATGATTTTGTAGACTGTGGAAATAACACTATATTCAATTTTGCACAACAATTTACATATTTAGCATGGATATATCCATCTGTTTTGAATACATACAAAGCAATAATAACTCACAGAAATTCGGCATCACTTACATCACAGACATCTTTGTTTATTTCTCCAAATTCAAAACTTTATTATGAACTATCAAATAATAGTCTTCAATTTTATTCCGGTGAAGATTTAACATTAACTCAAAATAGATGGCAAATGGTGGGATTATCACTTGATTTAAGTGGAAATGCAAACTTATATCTAAATACAACCATTTCAAAACCAAATGCATCAACTATATTGGGTCCGTTCTCAAACTTCAATCAGAATATACACATAGGGAAACATACATATACCGGATTTGACGGACAATATTTTTCAGGTAGAATTGCAATTACATCAATCTACAACCGTGCTTTATCTGCCGCTGAAGTCCTACAAAACTACGAAGCTACTCGTGAACGATTCGGAGTATAATTCCGTCGGTATCTCATATTTATATCTATACACAAAACTACACCACTAATCTTGGATAGGGAAGAGATATAGTATGCCTAATGAGTTTGTCATCAAGAATGGGTATTTCTCACAAGGAAACTCAAACGTCACCGGTTCGTTGAATGTATCAACGTCAGTAACCGCCTCAAATATACGAGCGACTTTACAAGGAACTGCATCTTGGGCTTCTAATGCCGTATCATACGCTCACGTAAGTGGTGCTTCCTCGGGTAGATTACTTCTGAGTGACGGAACAACAGGATTTCATACTGCATCCGCTAACCTAATTTACATCGGAACAACCTTTAGTGTAACAGGTTCAACCATCATGTCTGCCTCGGTCGGACTAACACCACTAACAGTACAAGGTTCAGGTTCAACACCAATATTCAGAGTACAAGGTTCAACCGGAACTCTTTTCTCTGTAACAGATATAGTTGGTGGTTCTCTTTTCTCGGTAACAAATGCAAGTGCAGTTCCAATATTCGATGTTCAGTCAACAATGACTTCATCGTTCTCGGGTTCTGTTATCGTTCACACAACAGGTTCGTCTATCACAAGTGCGTCTGCTAGACCATTATCTCTAATTCACAATACAACGGCCACACCAACTCAAAGTTTGGGGGTTGGTATAGAGTTCGAATCAGAGACAACCACAACTGAAGGTACTACCATCGGTTTCCTTGATTATGTATGGACAACAAATACAAATGGAAGTGAGTGGGGTCAAACAGAAATAGTATTGAAAGACTCGGGTACTTCTGTTCGTTCTCATATGCTTGCACCCGGTGTCATCGGTTCATTCAATGGTGGACTTACGGCCGCTACACCACAACTCGGGGACTTTACAGGTGCTTATCCCGAGTACAGAGTTTACGGTTCGGGTAGTACAACTGACGGAACACAAACAACACTGACATACAATGTTTGGACTACCCCAACTGGATTAGCTCCTCCAAATGATACAACTTGGATGTTTACCACCTATATCGTTGCGAGAAGAACTGACGCCGATAATGAAAGCGCCGCTTATTGGTTACAGGGCGCTATTGATAATAACGCCGGTGCCGTCGCTCTTGTAGGTGCTGTTCAGGTTACTGCAATAGAAGACACCGTTGCTTGGGACGCCACCGCGGTCGCCTTTGGTGGCCGATTGGTACACCGAGTAACAGGTGAAGCCGGAAAAACAATTCGTTGGAACCTCGTAACCCATATCGTCCAAGTCAGTGGATAAATAGAAGGATGATGTTATGCCAAGTGCTCTTCAATTCGGAACACATTTTGAAGTAGAATACCTCGTCGTTGCTGGTGGCGGTGGAGGCGGTGCACGAAACTCCTCGTTGACATCAAATCAAGCTGGCGGTGGTGGTGCCGGTGGTTTATTGACTAACAATAACTTTATTCCGGATCGAGGCATCCAATATACAATAACGATTGGCGCTGGTGGGTCTGGTGGAGTAGTTGGTGTTAGTGTATCAACGAGTGGATCAAATTCAGTATTTCACAATATCACATCACAAGCCGGTGGTCGGGGTGGTGATTCGGCAAACACCACGGGTGGAAATGGGGGTTCTGGTGGTGGTTCTCATGGTGGTGTAAACTCACCGGGTCTTGGTATAATTGGTCAGGGGAGTAATGGTGGAGGACAAGCCGCGATAGCTTTTGGAAATAGTGGTGGAGGTGGCGGTGCTGGTGGAACGGGTGGTGATACAATTGGTTTCGGTGGGATTGGCCGCCAAATTGATATTACGGGTACATCTGTATATTATAGTGGGGGTGGCGGTGGTGGTACTGTAGGTGGTACGTCTACCGGAACCACAACAACGGGTGGTGGTGCAAATGGTGGTAATACGTTTTCAGGGACGGGTGGTAGTGGTACTGCAAATACTGGCGGTGGCGGTGGCGGTGCGTATGGCACAAATGGTCCTGCAACAAGTGCAAACGGTGGAAACGGTGGTTCCGGTATTGTAATTCTAGCCTACAAAACAACATTCCCATCTGCATCAATCGGTGCCGGTCTAACATTCTCTTATTCAACAAGTTCACGAAGTGGGTATCACGTCTATCAATTCACAGGTGGAACAGGAACAATAACATTCAACTAAATCAATATGCCATTTACAATAACAAATAGAACAATACTCGGAACACAGATGGATGTGGAATACCTAATCGTTGGTGGTGGCGGTGGTGGTGTTGGTAGTAAGGTTGGAGTAGCCACCGGTGGCGGCGGAGGAGGGGGAACCAACTATGGTGTGATTCCAATAACTTCAAATCATTCCGCAACAATTACGATAGGAGCGGGGGGAACCGGTGGAACTTCAAGCGCACAAGGCGGTAGTGGTGCTGCAACACAAGGGACAACATCAGAATTTAGATTTATCATCGCCAATAGTGGTAGTGGAGGCGGTAGTGGAAGTCGTTCTAATCCCTACCCATCGGGAGAAGGTGGTAGTTCTGGAAATGGATTTCTAGGAGGGACTCAGAATGGAGGCGGCGTTCATGGTGGTGGGGGAGCTGGTTCGGGTGCAAACGGTGGGATTGGTCAAAGTGGTTCCCCATCTGGAACTAGTGGAAATGGCGGGTCGGGTTCACTTTACTCTATAACAGGGGCTTCCACAGAATATGCCGGTGGCGGTGGTGGTGGAAGTAGACACATAAGTGGGTCTGAACACAATTTTGGAGGATTTGCAAGTGGAGGAGGAGGTCGTGGGGGTTCCGGATCCGCGAGAGGAGTAAGTCCATTGAGTACAATTTCAGGACAAAATGGAACTGTAAATACCGGCGGTGGCGGTGGTGCTGGGTCACAATGGGCAGGGTCTGGTGCACCAACAAATACTTCAGCCGGTGGAAACGGTGGTTCGGGTATAGTAATCCTTGCTTACAGAACAATCTTCCCGTCTGCATCAATCGGTGCAGGACTTACATTCACATACTCAACGAGTTCACGTAGTGGTTATCATCTCTATCAATTTACAGGTGGAACGGGAACAATAACATTCAATACTCCTTACGGATAAGAAAGGGTAAATTATTATGGCACATTTTGCTCAACTAAACGAAAACAATATTGTAATACAAGTTATTACCGCTGGTGATGAATACGAAGAAACCGGTGAAGAGTTGTATGCTCAAATTGCAGGTGGGGTGTGGAAGAGAACGTCATACAATACAAAAGCCGGTGCTCATTCTAATGGAGGAACTCCTTTCAGAAAAAACTATGCCGGAATCGGTTACACATACGATGGAACCCGTGATGCCTTTATACCACCAAAACCATACGATAGTTGGATTATAGACGAAGAAACTTGTATTTGGGTTGCACCAATATCGTATCCAAATGACGGGGAGATATACGTATGGAACGAAGAATCATTGGCGTGGGATGTTGTAATAGTTGACCCGATATTGGAAGTGGAATGATATTTATAGATAACAACAATTCAGGAATGGGAAATGTCAAATTGGTCAAGAGATTTATTAGGTATAAGAAATCTTTCAGAAGTAAGTGCAAGTGCTAGTATAAGTGCAGGCACACTTACATTGAATCTGAGTACAGCCGGTGTTTTTTATGTGAATCTAAATGCTGCAATAACAACACTTACGATTTCAAATGCTCAATCGGTTGGCTCATCTGCTTTTACTCTTATATTTACCGCCGACGGAACTGCTAGGTCGGTAACTTGGGGTGCATCTGTTCTTTGGCCGGGTGGTACTGCACCAACACTAACATCTACAGATGGAAAAAAGGATATTTTTTCATTCATGACCCTAAACGGTGGAACAAACTGGCACGGATTTACAGGCGGACAAAATTACTGAGAATGATATGCCATTTACTTCCAAAATATCACTAGCCACACAAAAAGGACCACCGGTAGACAATATACCAAATGATGTTCAATGGTTGTATGTGGAACATTATTACATTTCACAGCGTTGGTATCCTGAAACACATCAAATAACTGGAATAAATACAAATGTGGTTTTCAATGCAGGTTATGATGATGGTGAGGCAATATTACTGTATAGAGTTGATGGCTATGATTATACCGCTGGTCTGTCGTCCCCACCATATTTGACAACACATCCAACACTAAATGGGTTTACATATTTGGCATCGGGTGATGGATTTGTTGTAGAGCCAAATCAATATGCAACACTTGCTGTAGATTACGTCGCAAATAGCAATGCAGGAATATTCTTTCAATGGAATATTCTAGATTTTACTACACTCAACCTAGTTTACTCAATGCCTCTGTATTCTGAAGCATTTGTTTATCCAATCTGATTACAGGAATCATTTCTATGAAATACATACAAATAATAGACGGTCAATTTTTTGGAGAACCAACGGATGTTCCAAGGTCATTCAGAAATGTTTCAAACTTCCATCTTTTATCGGATGAACAATTGAAAGACTGTGGATGGTATCCTGTTAGACTTGTAGAAAATGCAAATAAGACAACAACAACCTTGGTTACGGGATACGATTTTGTAATAGAAGGTGATGAAGTTGTTCAATATGAACAAATACGTGAAAAAACATCCGAAGAGATTCAAACGGAAAAGAATGAAAAATGGAAACAGATAAGAATGCAACGAGGTAGACTATTACAATCATCGGATTGGACTCAATTATCAGATTCGCCACTAACAGAAGAAAAGAAAGAAGAATGGCAAATATATCGCCAATCACTTAGGGATATTACAACACAAACCGATCCATTCGATATAATTTGGCCAAATAAACCTGAGTAAATCTTATGAATAAACTTATAGAACAAATAATCAGAGAGCTAAAACTTCAAATCTTCAACGAAGATGATATGGGCGATAAGACAATAATTGCCATATACCCCGGTCGGTTTCAACCGATGGGTCGTCATCACAAAACTGCCTACGATTGGTTGGCAAAACAATTTGGTAAAGACAACACATATGTGGTCACATCCGATAAGGTCGATCCTTCGCGTTCTCCACTCAATTTCCAAGAGAAGAAAGAAATCATCAACAAGTCTGGTATTCAAAACGTTGTACAAGTACGTAGACCGTATGATATATCAGAGTTCCTAACAACGATGAATCTTGACCCAAAGAATACTGTATTGGTATACATGGTTGGTGAAAAGGATGTTGACCGTTTGAAACACTTGAAACGTATGATGGCGTACAACAAGACAACTGCTTTGCCAGTAAAAGACCTTCAAGACCCATATGCCTACTATGTCATATCACCACACATATCACTCAATATACCCGGCATTGGCGAAATGTCAGGAACAACAATACGTCAGGCACTCAGTGATAACGATGCAAAACTGGCGGAACTAAAAGAAAGGTTCAAGTCGATTATGGGATGGTTTGATGCAAAGTCGTTCAACTTGTTGATTTCAAAATTCAACACAAAGCGTGGTAAGCTAAAAGAAGATCTGAATGAGTGGATGCGAGTTCTTCTCAACATGACAGACGTACAGGGTGAAATGTTCTTCAGTATTCTCAAGAAAGAATATGGAGATACAAAAGACCTTCTTCCACTGATACAAAAGTACATAAAGACAAAGAGTCTTACCGATGAAGAAAAGGCCAAGTTTCAGAAACAAATGAAGGACACATTCAAGTTGATGGGACTCGGTGCAATTGCGGCTATACCAATACCGGGAACGATGTTGATGATACCGATCATCATTCAAGCTGCAAAGAAGTTCAACATCAATCTTCTTCCCGAAGCAGATGAACCACAAGGAGAACGACTTTCAATAGTTCGTAGAGAATTTTGGAACGAAGTGTTTACTGAAGTTGCTAAGGAAGAGACACAACTTATCAACGAGGGTGGTGCAGCGGGGCATATGGCACATCCGTTTGAAGACTTTGATTTGACATTTGGTGATATGAAAGAGATGTTCCGTTTAGGACTATCAGGTGAAATAACCGTAAAAGGAAACGCAACCGAAAAACTTGACGGTATGAATCTATATGTTACTTATCGTGGAGGAAACGTTTATGTTGCGAGAAAAACTACTGACATTAGAACGGGTGGAATGGATTACGAGAAACTCAAGGAAAGGTATACTGGTTATGACTTGGTTCAGGAGGCATTTCTCTTTGCTTTTACTGATTTGGAAAAGGCGTTCCGAGCGTTACCGCAACAATCCATAGATAAGATATTTGGTGGCGGAAATGTTTGGTTGAATCTTGAAGTCATTTATCCAAAGAAAGCAAACATCATCAACTATGACGGTGCCCACATTGTCTTTCACAATGTTTCAAAGTATGATGAAATGGGTAACAAAGTAGAAGACTACTCAGACTATGCCGGAAAACTATCAGACATCATCCAACAGGTAAATGCTCACACACAAGAAACATTCAGTATCGAAAAACCAAAGGCACTTGAAATAGGACGGAGTACACAGTTTGATCAACGTCTACAGTACTTTACCACCAAGATTACAACTCTACAAGACGAAATGGGTTGTAGTGACTCGGATACCGTTGGTGTTTGGCATCAACGTTGGTGGGAAAAATACATAAAGAAGAACGCAACGGAATCGAATCTAATCGTTGACAAACCAATCATGGATGGTCTCGTAAAACGTTGGGCGTTTGGTGACAAGTCATTTGGGTTGAACTCTAAAAACATACCCGATAAGGGACTCCTAACATGGGCTAAAAACATTGATAAACTCGAGGTGAAGCAACAGATGGTCAAGAATATCAAACCATTTGAGGAACTCATATTAGAGTTTGGTGCTGAGGTTCTGAAGAATGCAAAGAACTTCATGGCACTAAATCCAACAGAGACAACTAACCGTATAAAGTCAAGTCTACAAACCGCGATACAGAAGCTCAAGCAATCAACTGATATTCGTGACCTCGACGTTTTGAAGAAACAACTAAAACGACTTGATGGTGCCGGTGGTGTTGATGCAATCGTTCCACTCGAGGGTGTTGTATTCACGTACAACGGTAAGACGTACAAATTGACGGGTACTTTTGCACCAATCAATCAACTTATGAGTTATTTGAGTAAAAAGTCATAGTTATAGTAAAGTGTTTCATTTATTGAATGGTGATGTATGCTAAAGGTTGACAACATAAACGATGTCAAGAAACTTCTAAAAGGAGAGCACGTTTCTCAAACTTCCGTACAAACAGGATACACCGGTGAACCTGAAGAACACGTTTCACGTAAGGTTGGTGATAGGTGGTTTGATGAAGACGGAAATGAGTGGGAACAGAAAGAAGGATATAAAATGAAGTTAGGTAAGGAGTGGCAACAAGACCTACACCAATACCTACATACCTTTCCGAACTGTCCTAAAGAAACGTGTACCTGTACTTTACCAAAGAAGGTAGATGAAAAGATGAAGGGTATTCATGGTATGTGCTTAGACTGTGTTGTTTCGTTGGAACACAAGTTGAGAATAACAGGTAAATGGCATGAATACGAACGTGAAAAGATGAAACAAAATGGGCTGGCTTGGTTAGCTGAGGCACAAAAAGATAAAGACATGATTGCTGAAGTTCTATCTAAGGCAGAGTTTGTAAACGAATTCGGTGACGTTGAAAAATGGGACACCGGTAAAAGTAAAGAGGAACTCCTCGAAAAGATAGAGAACGAGTTTCAAAAGTTTCGTGAAGATTTTATTCAGAAATTGGAGAACTACGGTGCTTGACAAATTCAAAAAGGCGTTACTTTCAATGATTTCAGACGTAGATGGTTCTGTATCATCGAAACGTATTACCACACTTCTTTGTGTTATCGCGGTATTGATAACATGGGGTGTAAATTTGTTTGGAGGTATTCAACCGGCGGAATTTGTTTTTGAAGGATTACTTTACATTGTTGTTGTTGGACTTGGTGTAGCAACAGCAGAAAAGTTTTCACGTAAAGGAACAAAACAATCAGAGCTATAAGGAGACACAATGAAATCTATTGTCATTGAAAGTGCAGTACCAACAAATAAGGCACTTTACAGTAGAATCAAATCACGTATAAAGAAAAAGTACAAGGTGTGGCCGAGCGCTTATGGTTCGGCCGCCCTCGTAAAAGCCTACAAAGCCGCCGGTGGTGGTTATCGTAACGAGTCTGTGGTACTTGAAAATCCAACCTATATGTTAGAAGGATACAAGACAAATGAGTGTGGTAAGATTACAGAACTACACTTCAGTCTTCAAGAGGCAAACAACGAGTTACTCGGTGAGGCAGAATATCGTGGTCGTAAAGTATCGTTAGGTAAACCATTCAGAACACCGGGTGGCCCAAAGAAGTTTGCAGTATACGTCAAGAATCCAAACGGAAACGTCGTAAAGGTAAACTTTGGACACAAGGGTGAGGGTGGTAAGAAGACGATGAAGATAAAGAAGTCTAATGCCGCAAGACGTAAGTCATTTCGTGCAAGACACAAATGTCATACGGCAAACGATAGAACAACACCGAGGTATTGGTCTTGTAGATTCGGATGGCCTTCGAGTGGTAAGGGTGCAATAGATAAGACATAACTATGAACTTCGGTACATTCAATTCTTTACTAATCCCGTACTTTGAGGGAAATTTACCAAAGGATAGTGAGGACGCTGCAAACGCCATCACTAATGCCTACCATTTGGCAAACATAGGTCAGACAAAGACAATGTATGGTGCACCCATGATAAGTGCAGATAAGTCATTTGTAAAGACGTTTGTCAAGTTAGGATTGGACATCAACTTCTACGGTGGAAAGATTCAAGCCACAGTTAGTTCTATTATCGCAAGTATTCTCGGCGCAGCTCAAGTGATAAAGTCTGGCTCAAATGTTGGTCTCGAAGACACTGAAAAATTCGTCAGAAAACAAGTACAGAGTTTGATTCCATCACTCCCTGCACCACTTGCATTTCTTGGAGGTATTTTATCAGGACTCGTTGGTTCGATATTCTTGGAGTTGAATAACTTGGTTGGACTTGTTTCAACATTGCCCGATGAATTGATAAAGAGTATCAAGAAGCTCCAAGGTATTGTTGACTTATTAGATGTTACTGCGATTGCCTACATAACGATGGCAACAGGATTTTGTTTGTATTGGTTGACTGCAAAGTTTTCACCGATGCCTCCAATGCCACCGTGTATTGCACCAACGGGAGGGCCACTTGTTTTGTTTCCCGGATTACCCGTTCCACTCAATTCTGCACTGAAGGATTGTTTCAAGGCACCTCAATCTCCATCACAGGCAATACTGAAGTTATCAACCGCAATGAATCTACATCACCTAACAATCTTCGGAATTTTCACGGGTATGCTACCTACGGTTCCGTTTCCAATACCATCACCACCAATACCTTGGTTTAGTTTGTTGCCTTGAGCATACTTATCTATATGACAGAATGTCAAAAACATATCGCCAGACTTGTAATCAAA